TGCGCCACGGTGCGTTCATCAGTAGGCTGACGGTTGTTGGCTGCTGGATCGGGGGCAAAAATGATGTGGTTGGTCTGGAGAACTTGAGGAAAGTGGAGCTTGAGGTAGGGCCTCACACGTTCCACAATGAAGCGTTTGGCACCCATGTTGCTGGCTGTGAGTTCGCCCAACACGAGTAGCCGTGAGTGAAGATCATACTGCTCGAAGATGAGGGCTGTACCAGCAAGACCGGGATCGAGCCCGCAAATGAGCGGTAATAGTGGGTCGTATTTAAGCCTGACAAGGGAGATATGCAACTCGGGTTTGAAGCTGGAGACCACCGGCTTTCCGGCTGCACTGAACCCCCACTCCGCTCTAACATACTGGTTGATCCACTCTACAGACTTACCCGCAATCTGGTTGATGTAGTAAGCGTTGGTTCCGTCGTATGGCGGCAGGTTCTCTAGGTTCTCGGCCTCAGGAGACAGGCCAGACGGTTGCAAAAAATAATGACCGGATGGGGGTAGGTCAAGTGAAGGGTCGGGGGAAGTACGATGCAGATAGTTAAACCACCAGTTGTCTTCCGTGTCAGTATTAGACGAGCCCCACATGCCCCATACCGTCGGATTTGTCCCGTCCGGTAATTTATAACGTCCCAATCGGGAGGATAGGTTGTCAATGATCTTGCGAGGTATCTGCACAAACTCGTCAATGATCGCAAAGTTGATTTCGAGCGAGAGGACGCGCGACACATCGTCTTCCGTGTCCAGTGGACGGAACATGACCACGCACTCGCATAGCGAGCCATCAGGGGCGCGAAACCTAAGAGTGAAATTCTTGTCTGTCGCATTCCAGTCGCCTGCCTCCCCATCCTTAAACCAATACCCCCACGACACGATGGTCGTGTCCTTCAACTGGGGCATTGTGTTACGAACGATCACGCAGCGCGTGCGTCTGGCTCCGTCTGGACTGGGTTTTTGTTGTTGGGCATGGTAGACCAGTTTGAAAAAGTTAGCCGTGGTCTTACCCGAGCCCACCGGGCCAACAATCCATGCGTACCACAGCTTGTTCGGCACATGGTACTTAATAAACTCTTTCACCGTCTTAGGTGGACTATAATCTATGATTGAAGGCATTTGTTCCTTAAGTACCCGTCCAGAAGAAAAACGGCGAGTTAAAACATCTGGACGGGCTTTCACCAAACCTGAGACGGTTGTACCCTAAGTATCCCCTGCGGGTGACTCTATTCAACCAAAACCTTGCTTCAGTCGGGCGACTAGTCGATGCTCGCGAGGCATTCTTAGTGGCTCCACTCGCCTCGCTAGCGCTCGTTTAACGCTCATTCCGCGTAGCCTAGCCTAAGTTCAAATTGATCTGCAAGGGGACGACCACCTTTCCGGCTTGCGCCTTGTCAGGTTCAAGTCCCGCCACACGCCAAGTAAACTTGATAAGATCGGCCTTCACGTTCGGCGGAACCTCATCGTTGCCCGAATGGATCAGTTTCCACGAAGTCTTCAGAAGTTCCTCGCTCTGAAGTCGAGCCTTGAACTTGAAAGACAAGCCCTTGTCTTTCTTGAGTTCGCCCGCAAGTTCAGCCACACACGCCTGAAAGGCGGGGTCTTTCTTGAGGGTCTCGTAATCTTCCCGCGTGAGCCCATAGCCCTCGCAAATCTCGCGGATCGGCGCGGTCTTCAGAACAATCTCAATCGGCAACGTCGGTGGCCATGAGAGTGAAGCGGGATCGAGAGGAACGAGAGCGTTCATAATTTATAGATACCCCTACCCTGTCATTCCCGTCAAGAGGCAAAAACTATAATTTACCAACCTATGCTGCAATAACCTAAAAAATTCTCAGAAGTTATATGAGCGAACATGAAACCAACCTGTTCCTCTCCCCTCCCCCCTCGGGGGGTGTCTCCTGACATAGTAATTCTTGCTCCCTACCATTAAGACATTGCTGTGCGCGCGTATATATGTATAATGATGGATAGGGAAAGGCGAACGGCCTAACCCGTCAACGCATGGCCTTGTGACATATGTCACAAGCTTTGCTATCTGGAAAGCTTTGGTTATGGCTAACAAGGTTCTGAAGGATCTTTCGCAGTCTGACGCTTCGAACAATGGCGAAGTGTTTGATGATCTCATGAACTCATTGGCAACAATGAGTGGGTCAATCCGCATTGTCGAAACCAAGTTTGTCTTGGCTCGCAAGTCGGATGTCGCGAAGGCTGAGCTGACGTTCACAGAAGGCTATCTCGCGCACACCATGTCGAAAGACAAGGCGTTCCCGCAGTATCATTCGATGGCGTGGAATGATCTCGTCTTGAACGCGCGGACCATTCTCGGGAAGAAGGGTTATTCGGCGAAGGCAACTGACAAGGCTAGTCGCCAGTCGGAGGATGAAGCGCGATGGTGCGCCGCGACGCGCAAGGCCATGAGCCGGCTCATTGCCGAGAACACTGTCAAGACGGCGGAGGAACTGAAGGCCGCGACTGACAAGGCCGCGAAGGCCAAGACGGCCCGTGAACGCAAGGCCGCGAAGGCCAAGCGGGATGCGAAGGCCGAACTGAGGAACGAGGTTCGCAAGGAACTCGATGCCGTTCCGAACTTCAAGACATTCGATGATCTGTTGGCGTTCGCCGCTGGCGAGCATGTTCGCTTGTCGATGGTGATCAAGCGGAATGCCTCGGCTCACGGTGGACATGCCGAAGTGTTCACGGCGCTGCGTTCTGCGTGCGACATCCTCGCCACCATCCCGTCGCCGATAGGCGTTGAGAAGAAGACTTCGAAGAAGACTTCGAAGAAGTAATACCAGAAGCCGCGCGGCTCACAAAGCCGCGCGGCTTTTTTTGTGTCCATATGATGCGATCAAAAATTTGTGACAATTGTCACAAGGAATGCGGCGCGACATTAAGCAGTTAACTTATCATCTGTTTAATACATTAACCAGTTAATGTCTCGCGCGTATGGACCATATGGGACCGTAGTCACACGCACACGCCCACGCAAACGCAAGCAAAATCAATGGTCCACGTATATGCAGATGACAGATGACGCTAGTCTGACCACGGGGCACGCAAGAAAAAACGAAACTAAATCAATATGACTGTATATAAGATAGAGTCATATGTGTTACTTGCCTCTACCACAGAGGTAGACCTTAAGGGCAAATTCGTTTTCGCTGGTTTAGAGTTTTTCTCCCAGAGCCACCCTTGCGTCCGTGGTAGAGGCAAGTGACGTTTGTTATGTATTTCAACGACTTACACTATAACGCACCTACAATGGTGTAGATGGTTTGCGTCATCTTATGCGCTCGCCGGCCGAAAAACGAGCTTGACAGGCCAGAAATGGCGTGGTAGCCGCATGGACGCGGAATAGTCCGCGCATGGAGTTGAACCAGTGGCCACCATTACTTTGAATGTGCCGGATGCTATGCTCTCTGAGTTCCGCACGCTCGCTGAGAAGCAGCAGCGCACTGTGTCGCATCAACTTCGCTTCCTTATGCAGCAATGTTTAGACGCATCCAAACCACAAGTTGCGCCAAAGGCGCAAGCTGATGAGGAACGACGCGTCAAACTCGTGCGGCGTTTCACCGGCCTGTTGTCAGACGGCTCGATCACGCCGACGCAAGTCAAGATGAGCTATGCGACACAGCCTAAGCGAGATCGCGAGTTTATGGACAGCGTCTTGGACGAGGCTTGCGCCTTAACAGGCGTTGTGGACAATCCGACTGAAGCGGAAAAGATCATTCTTAAAAACATAGGTGAGTGATATGCGTGAACCATACATCTGTGACAAATGTCACACACCATTTATACGTGTTCGCTGCGATCAGCGTGGATGTAGCCCGCGTTGTCGCCGCTGGTTGTACGAGCATCAGGATCAGGTCGAACCGAAAGAGAGACCGGGCTTGCAAGAGCAGCGCCGGCTGGCGATGCGTCGCTATCGAGCACGACAACGAGCCGGTCTCGTGGCTGCGCGAATACAAGACAAGAATGTTAGGAAAGAGTTTGTGGACTTATCTATGTCAGTGGAGCAGCGGACTTGTGACATTTGTCACAACACATTTATCTTTGATTCATCGAGCGGGCTCCTGCCGGGATGCAGCAAGCTGTGCCGTCGTCTTCTCTATCGCAAACAAGTTCAGGGACCGTAGTCACGCAGGCG